TTTCAACGCCATAGCGATAGCTTCTTGGCGCTCTCGCTCGCGCTGCTGCATGTTCATTACATTGATAGCCCAATTCAACTGATTGGTTTCGTCTTGCGCTTCGGCATTCATTATGCCGCCAGCAAGACTAGCACCTGCACCAGCTAAACCGCCTATCAGACCAAACATTTCCATGAGTGTACTCCTTAGAAGATACCCTCATTTGTCTTAGCATTTTGCTGCGCTTGGTTCTGGAACGTGTCATACAGCGAGCTAGTTCCTGCAGTAGTTGTAGGAGTGGTAGCGTTGCCAACACGTGCAGCAGCTTTGCCAATGAGCGAGTTAACGTCGAAGTATTCCTTACCGCCCACTGCACCGCGCAGTTCACCTTCAAGACCAGCTTGACGCTCGCCAGCGTAGCTACGAACACGACCAGCTTCAGACATAGGATCGTAAGTAGTACCAAAGTCCCAATTAGCCGCTGCATCGAGTGCTGCTTGACGGCGTTGGTTGACTGAGGTAATGTCGCTCTCACGAATGCCACGACCGATGTTCTGCAGGTCAGTATTAGCAGTGTACTTAGCAGTGCCAAGATCACGCAACGCGCGGTCATAGACAGCTTGACTAGCTTGACCACGGCCCTTAGCTGCATCTAAATCAGCGAGTGCTGTGTTGTACTGCTCATCGAGGATGCTGTTCAAGATAGCATCATCGCTAGTAGCACCGAAGGTGTCTTCAGCATAGTATGGTGACACCTGCTCATTGAACGTGCCACGGTACTTGTTGCGCTGACCAGTTCGTGCACTTCCTAGTATCTCATCTAGGATAGTCGGTGAGAATGCACTGGTGTAATCCCCGCCAACTTGCAGCGATTGATTAGCAGTGTTGATCCTGTTGGTGAATTGATCGTATACACCGTAGGGATCACCGCTTTCAATGCCGAGTGAGCGTAGTCTGTTAGTACCACCAGTCAATGCACCTGTGTATGCTGCACCTTTGCTCGACTGCCATGCAGCATCACTCGCTGCCTTCGCACGGTCTTCACGATCTCTGTCTTCTTGCGCTCTACGTTGCTCGCGTTCAAACTCTTGAGCAGCTTCCCACTCACGTGCTTGAGCCTGTTCCATAGGTGACGGCTGCGGAGGTGGAACATAGCCACCACCGCCTTTAGTCTCTAGCACGCGTTCTTCAACCTTCTTGCGCTTCTTACGTGCGCTGTTAGGAATGTCAGTAGCGTTGCCAGCGTCAGCGTGTAGCTCGTTGTCGTTCAACTTCTTCTGTTTGCGCAACGCCCACGCCGCTATGTGTGGTGCGATCATCGTCGTTACCTTTCTGCTTGATGTGTTTCACAGCGATGTAGCCTTGCTTCTTGTAACCTAATCTATTCATGATCTTGATAATGCGTTCGACTAGTTCAGGCTTCTCATCATGCTCAACTTGCGTGTAGATGCGTTCAACGCCTTTGTTCTTAGCCCACTTCTCAAAGTGCCACAGCAGCATCGCTGATATTAAACCACTACGATGTTCGGGTACAACAAACCACATCTCTTGCTGCGCTATATCACTAAGGCTATAAAGAGAAGGGCGAATAGTACCAACAATGTACCCCACAGGACGACCGTCGTTGTCGTAACCGATCCACGCATTGAGGTACTTCCTCTCACTGTCACGCACACACTGCCAAACAGCACGCGCAACTGCAAGCACGTTGAATTGACGACTGCCGCCGAACTCGTCGTGATGCAGTTGCGCTAGCTTCTCAATGTCCACACCTTGCTGTGGTGTGTTTAGTAGTTCCACCTTCACCTGTGTTACCTAGCCTTGAATGATGAAACCAAAGATGCGCCAGCCAAGTAGAAAGAACAAGATCAGGATTAAGAAGTCTCCTGCTGGTTCTGCCCACGGATAGTTAGCACCTCCTAAACGTCTGCCAATCACAGAGATAATCCACAGGAGCATCAGCACCCAAAAGATTAGACCGATTGACATGTCATTTACCTCTCGCTTGTGCCTTCCGCTTCACGCTGTATGCGATTGCAACAGCTTGCTTCGTAGGCTTGCCTGCTCGCTTCTCAGCACGCACGTTAGACTTAAACGCGCGTGGACTTGACGACTTCTTTAGTGGCATCTACACTTCTCCTTCGCTTCGTGGTTGATAGGCGTAGGGAAAGATCACATGTACTTCATCGTCAGTTTCTATCATCAACTCTTGCATTAGTCCTGAGCTTATGTCAGCTACTCTACCAGTGTCTTTGTGCGGTCCCCAATCAGCAGGGAACGCACGTAGTATGACGCCAGTCTTAGGTGCACGCACTAGCGCTGTTTGTGTTAGTAGCATCTCACGTGGTGTTATGTCGTAGTCCCATCGACATGCGATGTAGTGCACACGTGGATTGAGCCTACGAGCTAGACCTGTGGTGTTAGGTGGTTGCTGTGGTAGGAATAAGAACGGCGCGTCTTCTACACTGTATATGAATGCGAGTGGTTCATCAGGTGAAACGCCTTCATCCATAGGTCCACCGAACCAGCTAACATTGCCATGTAGTTCTAACAACATAACTAACGCCCCTCTCGCAACTTCTCACGAACTCGCTCAGGTGTCTCTTTTACACACAAGCCTATACCACTTAAACGAATAGCAGCGCCATGTGGATTGTGGCAGTGTGAGTGCACTGCTGGCCTAATTGCTTGCACTGCTGTACTCTCGACCCAGATAGGAGAGCCGTCGAGTTGTGTGAGCATGATAAGTACGAACAGCATGTCAATCACTGTGAAGTCATGGCTCAATCACTCCTCAATCACCAGTACCTCATGGTGTGTACTTGATGACGATGATGCCTCTCCCGCCAATGCCACCACTTGCAGCACGCGAACCGCCGCCACCACCGTAAAGCCCACCATTCCCGGCGAGCGCGGTGCCATCATTACCTGCACCGCCGCCGCCTCCAGAACCATGCGCAGCATCCCATTCAGTGCCGTTGCCGCCGTTGCCGCCATTGATGAATGTTGTGGTGCGCGCACCACCTCCACCACCGCCATTAATGCCCGCTGTTGCTGCCGCACTCGCTGTTGCGCCTAAACCAGCACCCGAGCCGGAAAAGTTATTGCCGCCATTGCCGCCATCAACAGCACCACCGACTACGCCAGCAGTACCGCCACCATTGCCACCTCCACCACCGGAGCCACCACTCGCACCGCCACCATTGCCACCCGCACCGCCATTGCCATTCGGTCCTGCGGCACCGCCACCAGCCGCCGATTTGGTGGCAGCATTGCCACCCGCGCCACCAGAGTATTTCACAGCGCCCGTACCAGTCGTGATGCCACCACTTGCAGCCCCACCTGCGCCGCCGGTAGCTGCGGAATTTGTGGCTCCACCTTTAGCGCCGACTGAAGATGCCGCAAGCGATGCACCGTTAAACCAAGTATCACCGCCCGCTGCTCCATTGCCGCCGCCCGCACCGACTTGAAATGGAACTGACGTGCCGGGTGTTAGCGCTAGGTTGATGATCTTGGAGTAGCCACCACCTCCTGCGCCGCCGCTACCAGTTGCAAGTGTGCCACCACCACCGCCACCAATACACTCGATGCTGTTGTTGGCGTTATTCCAGTCGGCGGGTACCAACCACTGACCAACACCGGCAGTATCGAGGATCAACGATGAAACTCGCTCAGGGCCGTAAGGCGCACCGCCAGCGGCGGGAGCCGTGAACGATGCACCGCTCCAACGCGCAACATCGGAATAGCGTAGCTCGTCAATCAAGCAGTTGCTTGGCAGGGTGTCGGTAAGGGCACCGATGTTCATGTCGACGGAAGGATTGCTAAAGAAGATACCAGTGAGGCCAATGGTCTGCGTGAAGGTGCGTGTCCCGTTGACGTAGAAGTTGATGGTGTTGACATCACGCACCAGCGCAAGATGCATCCATGTGTTGAGTGCAATCCCGCTGGCGGCGGTTGTATTAATGTCCCATGTGGAGCCGCTACTGCCCGACATCAGCAGACCGATCCCCCCGCTGCCGTTGTCGTAAATCACAAATGGAGCAAACTGGCTTGAGTTGCTGCGCTTGGCGACAATGTTGCCATTACTCACATTGGAGCTACGGTAGTACATGAAATCGAGGGTGAAGTTGCCGCGGTAGGGATTGATTTCAGCGCTGCCGGGAATTGTGATGCGCTGAGTGCCGCTGGTGAACTGCACCACGTTCAATGTCCGTGCAGTGTTGTGCGGACTGCCAAGCTGGCCTGCGCCAAAGTTGTTAACAGGGTGCGGACTAAATGCACCGGCAGCGCTCTCATAGGTGAAAGTGTCTTTGTCAAAATGCAGCAGCAACTTGGTTGCCGCGTCATTGCCGCCATTGAGTTGCGCGTAGTACGGCTGATTGGGCGGCGTGAAGGCGGCGGTCCAACGAGCAATGCCCTTGCTGATGCGAAATTCGTCAATGAAGCCAAACATTGAACTGAAGCCGATCAAGCCTCCAATCGTAACAGGCGTGCCTACAGTCTTAATGACCGGGAGCGCGTTGGTTGCCGTTGCAACAAGGCCGCCATTGATGAACGTGCGCCATGTCGAACCAGAGCGCGTAACAGCGAAATGATACCAAATGCCAGCAGAGAAACCGTTGGCGAGGTTCAAGCTAACGTCCCATGATGAGCCGTTGGTGCTGGCGTAGAACTGAAGCTGACCGCCTGTGCCTTGATTAATCAGAAACGGACTGAAGCTGCTGCTGTTTGGCTGTTTGGTGAGAAGCGCCCCGTCAACTGTGGTTGAACTAAAAGCAGCCCAGAAGTCGATTGTAAAATCACCTGCACCGAAATCGAAGTCGGCGTGATCGGGGCACTGGATGGTGGTGCCACCGGGGAAATACATCACCTGATTGAACGGGTAGCTCACAATCGTTGTCGGAGAGCTTGTACCCGGTCCTACGGCCCACGCGTTTCTGCGATATGGCGCACCATAGGCGTAGTCGATGAAACCTTGACCAGCCACGCTAATCTGTGCGTCAGGTGCATCAAAGTGCAGCAGACTGACGGTGTAGCTGTCATTGCCGTAGGCTTGCGACGGAGCGAGAAAGCTCCTGCCAAACAATGCTGGCGTATTCCCCGGCAGCATCAGGCAAACCCCGCCGAGAAGGTGCAAGCGATAAGACCTGTGCTGAACGCACAATAAGAGATTGCATCAATCGTATTAGGTGCTGTTGACAACACTGGCTTCACGCCACCGGGAAATCTCCAAAAGCTGCCCCACGTTGTAATAGTGCGCCCTCCGGTAGCGTCCTGAACAAGATAGATAATACCCTTTTGCCCGGTCTTTATGTTTGTAGGATTTGCCAATGTTCGACCGGCAGCACCAAGCGTCCAGACGAAATCAATACTGGTAGCAAAATCAGGTGTGACCGTTGCTGCATCAGCAAGTGCCTGCATTGCCACACCCCACACCGCTCCCGGCGTGAGCATCTTTGTCGGCGCGGAGTTGGCGACGTATTCGGCAGCGGTTGCAGGAGAGACTGCATTTTGAACAAACGCTGTAGTTGCTATAGTAGTGTCATTGTCACCGGCACTAGGTGTTGGTGCTTTAGGATCACCAGTGAATGTCGGGCTAGCTATTGGTGCTTTGAGAGCATCTTGGCTGTCAACATATGTCTTGTCGGCTTTGAGAGCATCGGCACTATCGACATACGTCTTATCAGCTTTAGCATTGATGTTAGTTTGTAGTGCTGATGTTACAGCAGCATCAGCAGCAGTGACGAACGCTGTAGTTGCTATACTAGTGTCATTATCTCCTGCAGTCGGAGTTGGTGCTGTAGGATTGCCAGTGAACGCTGGTGAGGCTAGTGGAGCCTTCGCGTCAATGTTTGCTTGTAGAGCAGCGCCAGCGCTATCGACATATTCTTTGCGTGTAGCATGGTTGGGTATAGTAGCTGGACTGCTAAGTACAACTTGCACAAATGGCGGTGTATCGGTAGGACCAACACCAATGTTGTCAGCAGCAGCTACAGGGTCGGCAACATCGCTGAGATTGTTGGTGCTCAACATGTCACCGGAGCCAGCACCGCTTGTTCCTGAGTTACCTGTGCGCGTGAATGCTATGGCAAGATTATCGCCGTTAGCGAGAGCACCACCATGCGCGATGTACTTGACAGATATAGATTGCCAAGTACCGTTGTCAACGACAGGACCATTGACTTCAAACACTAAGAAGTTCTCAGGTGCAACAGCATTGCGTACGTAGATACTGCCGCGCGATGTTAGGTTAGTACTATCGTCCCAAGTGATGACCCAAGCTGACACGTTAGGATTGCCGAAGTCAGCACTCTGTGCGCTCAGCATCAACTGAGTGATGTTAATAAGGGTAGCGTTGTTGAAGCGTACTTCACCCATGCCGGGGTCGGCTGCAACTGTTGAAGCGTCGAAATTCCACCTGAATGCACTCTGTGCAGTCACAGCTACGCTAGCTGCCTGTTCTGCTTCATCAGCACTAACTGCTGCCTCTGCCGCACTAGCTGCAGCAGCGGCGGCGCTGTTAGCTGCATTCGTCGCTGCAGCTTCGGTGTCTAGCACTACATTAGTGGCATCAAAGACCGTTACCCAAAACGCGTCGTCGGGAGGGAAGGTAGCGCTAGATGTATGTGATACGACGCACAGGTGATAATGATATTCACCAGTTACAACTATATCGCCCAACGCGTATACAACGTCGGCTACCCAATCACCTCTAAACAGAGGCACACCTAGTACTTGTATAATCCAGTAACTAGGATTAGCTAAACGGTCTGCAGCGAATGTGCCAGTAGCAGCACTCGTATGAGTTACAAGGCATCTATACAGTTGTGATGTTTCAGCTTCAAATACTCTATCGCCTATTGTGTACTGAATAGAGTTCTGCCACTCTCCACGTATAGGTGGAGTGCCTAGTTGCAAGAACATTGCATCGACTTGCGACCAGTTAGCATACTCAAGTGTATGCCAACGTGGCGTGTCGAAGTTTACAAGTTTGAAATTGTAGTTAGGAGTATACCCGCGTATATTAGCAACCATTTACATCACCCCTCTGACGAGCGGCGATGAAGCCAATATCCGCTTTGTTGTGTATAAGTAAGACATAGCACATTTTGCCTTATATGTCAACCCCTTACATAGTATAATCTACTAGCCGCGCACTACACTTCCTTTCTGATACAGGAAGCTATACGCGCTGATTGAGAGTGATTGTGTACTCTCTCCGCTTGTGCGTACTTTAAGCAGTTTGCACTTAACTGGCATCTGCCATAGCTTCTGTTCGCGTGTTCTACGTCCTGCACCGTACACCTGTTGACCTGCACCATACGCGCCAGCTTCATTCGGTACGAAGGTGATAGAACGTGCAGGAGTTAGTTGTCCTGTCGCTGCATCTCTGTATATGTTGTCCGAGAATAGCTCGACTGTGAATTGTGCTTGACCATTAGCGTCGGCATGTACGAAGCGTAGTGCTTTGGTATGTTGTCTAGCACCGAAGTCACTCCACGGCAGTTCCCATGTGAAGCTAATAGGCTCACCTTTGTATTCTTCCCAACTGTCAGGTTCTAGCTCACGAGCAGTTTGGAAGTCTGTGGCTGTTGTAGTTACATCTTGCAAGCACTTGTACACTAACCCATCGTGGCTGTCGAACACACGCTCTTTAGCGTGATATGTCTGCCCACTCGTCCATGAAACGAAGTCGTACATGCCATACCAATCGGCATACACAGGGTTCTCAGGTGAACCATAGCGCATCATGTAGCCGTCAGGTGTGAATAAGAATGCACGACCTTCTAACGTGCCACAGCCGCAGTTGAAGCGCAGATATTCCTTAGTCTTGAAGCGTGACCACGCAAACAGCTTCAACTGTGGTACGTAGTGGTAGATGTAGCCAATGGTGCCGTCGATGACAGGTTTCACTGTAATGAGATTGCCACCACCACTTGTGTTGCTGCTAGGTACTACTGGTAGAGTAGTGCCTATCTCTACTAGCAAATAGTTCTCACTCAATACTCCTAACACCTTACGAATACCGTTGATGTGTTCAGGTAAGATCGTGTTAAATCCTGTAGCGCCTTCTATGGTTATAAAGTCACCTTGCTCTAGTAAGTGCGCATCATGGCGAAGTATCAATGAGTGGTTGGTAAACTCATGGTTAGCCATGTCTAGGTCGAAGTAGAATGGATCATCTGACAACTTGCGTACATCTTGTGCATCGAACTTCGGCAAGTAGAAGTGCACGTTGTGGTTCTTACCATCGTAGAAGCCGAACGTCTTCAAGCGCATGGTGTCCTTACGCATACGCCCAATGTGCTTGCTCAGCATCGTTTCGACGTAGTTGCTCACACGCTCTGGCACTACTGCGTTGCTGAGTGCTGACAGCTTAGCACTAGGCACACCGTTGAAGTCCAACATGAACACATCGCTGCCTATCTCTACTATCGAACGAGGTGCATTGGAGCCAAAACCATTCAAGGTGTCGATAGGTTGTGGGTCGTGTTGACCTGCATCGTTGTATAGTCCGAGCTTCATCATCGTTGTTGAACTAGGCGAGATGACGAGTAGTGCGTCTTTAATAGTCGCAAACCCGCGCACTGTCTGCTCAGGACTAGCAGCGATCTTAGACATGTCAATGTCAACAGCGTCGTTAGGATTAGGACTATCACTGTAGACCATCGAGGTGTCTTTAGCCGCTACACGTATGTCTGTAGCATGTTGTGGTATTGTGGTTGGCTCTGTATCGTGAATGGTGAAAAACCTAAACGCTGACTTGCACGCATCAAATGCTGGCACCTTAGTGTTGCTAAAGCTGTTGCCGGGGTCTACTAGATACAACACCCACTGCGTTGCGTCTGTGCGTGTAAAGTCTATACTCAATGGCTTATCACGCCCGTTGCTACAGATCAGCTCCTTACCGAATACATCATGTGCAACAAGTTCAGTGTAGCTCCAACCGATAGGCGCACCGGGAAGTGCTGCAGCTATCTTGTTGCTCCATATACGTTGTATAACTTTTGTGCGGTCGATTGTCAGTATTTCGCCAGTGCTAGTCCACAACAGTACAAAGTTGGCGAAGTAACAGCACTCAACAGGCTCACCTCCGAGTGCATGTGTGTCATACACACAGTGCCAATTCATAGGAGCGCTGATAGCAGTTGCTAGCGCTTTGAATGGTAGCACTATCTCGTAGGTGTTGGCATCTACTACACGGCGTATGTCGTGCGTTCTGTTCATCATCGCCGCTGTGATGCCACTAACACCAGCGACTACATCAACGAAGCCACTAAAGGTGACATGATTGCCTGCAGTGTAACCGTGTGCTGTTTGTAGTATAGACACAACTGTGCTATCGAGCGTCGTAGCAACACCGCCACCCACAACATCTACAGCAGTCTCAGTGCCTTGCTTCAGCTTCAACCACATCTCATAGCCGAAGCGCGGACCTGCGCGGCGGTCGGTGTATGTAACCATGTTGTCGAAGACTGGTGAGAACTTGCTTGTTAAGTTCTGCTCACTGTCAACTACGTTCAACCCACCGCCAAAGTCACGGATAGTAGTGTTGTTGAGCTTTGGTGTAGGCCGCGGCTGTTTCGGTCTGCCTAATGGCTTGAGCCGCGTAAGCATCTGTACCATAGTCAGGTCCACCTGTTGACTGTGCTACGCGACGACATGATAGTGTCGAGGGGAATGTTGAAAGTCTGCCGATTGAACTGACTGAGTGCATCCTGAAACAGGATGCGAAACTTGTCGCTAGCGCCGGGATTTGTGCCATCATCTTCAAGTACGTCCCAACATGTGCCTAACATCAACAACTGCGTATCCATGAATATCTCATCGCTGTCTTCTTCAAAGTCGTCAGGCTTGGTGCGATATGTCACATACACCTTGCCAACTG